ACTTGGCTATTACGGTGCCAAATGGTCGAAAGTTTATGCAAAGAAAATCAATAATGGCGGCGACATAGAAATCCCAGAAAAAGCCGGCACGATGGCATTGCTATCTGACATTGAAGACATCTTAAAAAAGTACGAACTTATCCCAGACAACACTACAAAGGAGTAAAAACATGGCAGATAAATTTCTACATGGAATTGAGGTCGTGGAGTTAGACGGTGGCTCACGACCGATACAAACCGTCACATCATCTGTTATCGGCTTGGTTGGCACAGCCCCCCAAGGTCCGGTAAATACCCCAACCTTGATTTTAGGTAATAAAACCGAGGCCATCAAAATATTTGGGGCAGACACAGATGGATATACAATACCGGCCGCCTTGAATGGTATTTTAGACCAAACCGGCGCGGTGGTGGTTGTTATCAATGTTGCCGACCCAGAAAATGAAGACCACTTGGATGATGACGGGGAACTAGACCCAACAAAAATCACAACTGCGGATATCGTTGGTGGCACAAACCCAGATGGAACATATACAGGCGCACAAGCATTATTAGCCGCGCAATCAGAATGTGCTGTACAACCACGCATACTTATTGCCCCAGGTTTCACACATACCACAGCAGACGGCGCAACAACTAATGCCGTTGTATCTGCCCTGACAATAATCGCAGAAAGATTGCGCGGAATTGTTATCGCAGATTGCCCAAATGGTACGAAAGAACAAGCAACCCAATATCAAAACAAATTGAATAGTCCGCGTGTGTATTCAATCTATCCATGGGCAAAAGTTATGAAAGGCGACAATGTGGTTGAAGAACCATTTTCCGCACGCATTGCCGGTGTTATCGCCAAATCAGATAATGACCGTGGGTTCTGGTATTCGCCGTCCAATCAAACAATCAACGGTATTATTGGATTATCCAAACCAATTGATTTTACATTGGGGGATTCAGCCTGCGTTGCAAACTATTTGAACGAAAATAACATTGCAACAGTTATCCAGCAAGACGGATTTCGCCTGTGGGGGAACAGAACAGCCAGTACGGATGCAAAATGGTGTTATCTGAGTGTGCGCAGAATTGCCGATATGATAAACGACAGTTTATTAAAAGCACATTTATGGGCTGTGGATAGAAATATAACCAAAACTTATATTGAAGATGTATGCGAGAATGTAAATAACTATTTACGATACTTGAAAAACATCGGTGCAATTATCAATGGGCAGTGCTGGGCAGACCCTGCATTAAATACAGCAAGTCAAATCCAGCAAGGAAAGCCAACATTTGATTTTGACTATTCCGTACCGTACCCAGCAGAACATATAACTTTCCGCAGTCGTCTGGTAGATGATTATTTACAAGAAATCTTTGAATGATTAAGGGGGAACTTATGACGAAAATCTTAAAGAACTTTAACCTGTTTGTTGATGGCCGCGGATATGCAGGTCGTGCAGAAGAAGTGTCGCCACCCAAACTGACCATTAAAACAGAAGAATTGAGAGCTGGGGGTATGGATGCCCCCATTTCTATTGATTTGGGAATGGAAAAACTGGAATGCAGTTTCAGTTTAGTTGAATACGACCCAAATCTGATTAAACAGTTCGGTCTTATTTCTGGCAATGCTGTGCAACTTACATTGCGTGGTGCGCTGGTAGATGACGAAACCACAACACCAATGACAATTCAGTTGCGCGGCATGTTCAGTGAACTGGACTTTGGCACATTCAAGGCTGGCGATAAAAGTCAGCTCAAATGCAACGTTGCTTGCCGGTATTACAGTCTAAATATTGATGGCACAACCCTGATTGAAATAGACGTTGATAACATGGTTCGCAATATAGATGGCACAGACCAAATGGCCGAGATACGCGCCGCACTAGGAATATAAAAGGACAAGATATGAGCAACATAAAATTAAAATACCCCGTCAATATTGATGGGGTTTCTTATACAGAACTAAATATGCGCCGTTCAAAAGTCAAAGACAGATTGGCGGTTACGGCAATGAAATGTTCAGACGAGCAAAAGGAAATAACCCTGTTTGCGAACCTTTGCGAAGTTTCCCCAAAAGTGATTGAGGAACTTGATGAAACAGATTATACATCCGTCCAAAAGGTTTATTTGGGTTTTTTCGGCTCAGCACCAGAAACCTCAAACACGAGATAGTTGTCTTATCGGCTATTACCCATTGGGGGTTATCTGAAATCTTGGAAATGACCGAAGAAGACTTTTACAACTGGCACCAAACAGCGGTGTTAGTACATAAAGAAATGGTGGGTTAAAATGGCAGTTCAAACAGCTGTATCAGTTATAATTGGGGCAGAACTTGGAAATGGGTTCAAGGGCGCATTTGGTTCTGCCCAAAAGCAATTGGGAACATTGGGCAATGCGATAAAAGCACTGGATAAAACCAATGAAAACATCACATCGTTCAAGAAATTGCGCACGGATACTGTTTCCACATACCAACAGTGGCGAACTGCCGAGGCCGAGGTAAAAAAACTGGCCACTGCTATCAAGCAAACTGATAACCCATCAAAGCAACTGACCAACAGTTTTCGCAATGCCAAAAAAGAGGCCGCGCTTGCCAAAACCGCATACCAGCAGAACAGAATCAGTTTAAGCGAATTATCCACAACCCTAAAACAAGCCGGTGTAGATACGAAACAACTGACCAAGGAACAATCTGCGCTGGGCAAGGCTTTGGATACCCTGCGTTCTAGACAAACGGCACTGGCGGCCATTGAATCTAAAAAACAGGCAAACCTTGCCAATCGTGCCTCATACCGCGCACAGATAATGGATGTCGCCGCATTGGGAACAAGTTTATATGAGCTTGTAAAACCAGCAGTTGCGTTTGAAAGTGCGATGGCCGATGTTAAAAAGGTTGTTGATTTTGACAGCCCCGAAGAATTGAAACAGATGGAATCAGACATTAAAAAACTGTCTGAAACAATTCCACTTTCATTGGAGGGTCTAACACAAATCGTTGCGGCCGGCGGTCAATTGGGTGTTGCCAAATCAGAACTAACAGCCTTTGCGGAAACCGCCGCGCAGATGTCTGTTGCATTTGATATAACCGCAGATGAAGCCGGCCAATCTATGGCCAAATTATCAAATGTGTTGCAAATGCCCATTTCTGAAATGAGCAAGGTCGGCGATGTCATTAACCATCTATCCAATAACATTGCCGCCACCGCACCAGAAATAACCGAGGTCAATTTGCGTGCCGGCGCGATGGCTAAAACATTTGGTTTATCATATAACGAGGTTTCTGCCCTTGCCGGTACTTTTGTATCTATGGGCAAATCCCCAGAAATAGCAGGTACAGCAATCAATATGATGGCAAGCCGTCTGAAACTGATTCCTGTATCATCTGGTGCGGCACGAGAGGCCTTTGACCAACTGGGTATATCTATGGCCGAATACACCGAAATGATAGAAAGCGGTCGTGGAAAGGATGCGTTGCTGGCTGTATTGGATGCGCTGACTAAAATCCAAGGGGTTAAGCGGTCGCAAATAATGGTTGATATGTTCGGGGAAAATGCGAACAGGCACATCAATTCATTGGTTGAAAGTTTAGACACCTTAAAAGCAAACTTTGAACTGGTGGCCAATGAAACCGAATATGCCGGTTCTATGCAACGAGAATTTGCCGCACGTTCTGCCACAACCGAGAACAACCTGCAATTATTAAAAAACCAAATGGCTGTACTGGCAACCAATATTGGTGCCACATTATTACCGGCAATAAATAGTGTGGTTGGCATATTTGGCCAAGCGGCAAGTTCATTGGCCGAATTTGCAGAAAAGCACCCAACCCTAATAAAATATATCGGTTTGGCTGTTGCCGGCATGACATCGTTCAAATTGGCATCGTTTGCGCTGGGATATGGCTTTACATTTCTAAAAGGCGGCGCGCTGGCAATTGTTGGTGTATTCAGCAAAGTAAAAACCATATTCTCGGTTGCCAAGATTGCGCTGGGGGCGGTTATACCTGTAATCAAGGCTGTTGGAACAGCATTCCTTACAAATCCTGTTGGATTGATAATAACAGGTATTGCCGTTGGTGCGGCCTTGATTATCAAATACTGGAAACCGATATCTGCGTTTTTCAAGCAATTGTTTGAACCTGTGATACAGGTATTCAAACAAGTTTGGAATTGGATAACTGGGCTTTGGGAAAAGGCCAAAGACATCTTCAACGGTGTAAAAGACTGGTTAAAAGACAGCTGGGTTGGCAAGGCATGGAATTGGGCGTTTGGGGACGATGACGAAGAAACCGAAAAACCACCAAAGATTGGCGATACTGTTTCTGTTATCAACGAAATGTCAAATGCCGCCGCACCAGTAGAATTGCCACAAAGCAAGATTTCCAGTTCCAATTCATCTAGTGTGGCGATATCCGCCCCCATAACCATAAATGCCGCCGCCGGTATGTCTGCCGAAGATATTGCTGTGGCCGTACAAACGGAACTGAACAACAGGGAAAACGAAGCCACCAGACGAACCCGTGGCGCAAACTTTGATTAAGGATACACAAATGGCTATTGGGGATTTATTAAAATCTGCTGGTGGGGATTTGAACCTAAACTCGGCACTTGATATCAATATGATGATGATATTGGGTGCATACCGGTTCTGTATCTCAAACGCGGCATACCAGACACTCAGTCGTTCCACAGAATACAACTGGGCAGAACAGGAACGACTGGGTGCTGGTCCGGCCTTACAATTTATTGGCAACGGTGCAGAAACAATCAATCTACAAGGGGAAATATACCCCCAGTTCAAGGGTGGCCTGCGCCAGATCACGCTAATGCGTGCCGAGGCAGGTCTTGGCATTCCTTTGATGTTGATATCCGGCAACGGTATGGCATTTGGCAGATGGTGCATAACCGCCATAAACGAAACACAAACATATTTCTTAAAAGACGGTACAGCACGCAAAATATCGTTTTCTTTAACCCTGCAAAAATATGGAGAAGAACAACAGGCCGGTGTATTGGGTGTTGTCCAACAGGTAGTAGGTGCATTATGACATCATATTCCCAAAACTCTGAAGTTCTTCGGAGTTTTGGGAATGGGAGGGTAAATTTATTATCAAGAATGCCATTCCCAAAAAAGCACAAAACTTCGGAGTTTTTGAATTATATTTCAAAAAACTTGAAGTTGGCTTTGTTTTATGTTATAATGTGCTGAACAAAAGGATAAAAAATGGCCTTAATACAACGTCCGACATATATGGAACAGCTTTCTAAATGGCAAAACAAACACATCGTCAAGATTTTGACGGGGGTTAGACGTTGTGGAAAATCAACGCTATTCAAAATGTTTCAAGACGAATTGTTATCTCAAGGGGTTAAAGAAAAACAAATCATAAAACTAAATATGGAAGACCCGCGCAATTCGGATTTACTGGATTGGCGAAAACTGTTTGACTTTATAGATAGCAAATTGGTTAAAGGCGAAAAAAACTATGTTTTCATAGATGAAATACAAATGGTGCCTGATTTCCAACGTGCCGCAGATGGTCTGTTTATAAACGAGGATATAGACCTGTACTTAACCGGTTCAAACTCACACTTTCAATCTGGACAATGGGCAACATTATTAACAGGACGATATATAGAGATACATGTATTGCCATTATCGTTTAAGGAATATGTAAGCGCATATCCATTTGTTGCCACCAAGGAAACAATGTATCAACATTACTTGGAAACAACAGGATTCCCATTTGTGTTTAATATGCGTGATGACAAGAGCTTTGACACCATGGCAATCCGAGAATATATACAAAACATATATAACACCATTGTTTTAAAAGATGTTGTAGAAAATAAAAAGATACGCAATATAAGTCGCCTGGAACGCGTACTACACTTTATGGGCGACCAAGTTGGCAAAACAACGTCAATCAAAAGAATATCCGACATATTAACCAGCGATGGAACAAAAATAGATGCGCATACAGTAGAATCTTATTTAGATGCATTTCTTGATAGTTATTTATTGTACAAGGTAAAGAGATATGATATTAAAGGTGCAAATATCCTGCGCACAATGGATAAGTATTATATGGTTGATGCTGGTTTCCTACGCATAATGTTGGACAAACAACCTTTGACAGACAGCGGACATTTACTAGAAAATGTAGTGTATTTAGAATTGATACGCCGCGGCTACAAAGTATATGTTGGTAAGGTGGATATGTACGATGCAAAATCAGATAAAAATGTTTCAAGAGAAATAGATTTTGTCGCTGTTGGTCCAAACGGTCCTGAATACTATCAAGTTGCAGAAACTGTCAAAGCCCCAGACACATTTGAACGAGAAATTAGCGGTCTGCAAAAAATACGCGATCACAACCCGAAATATTTATTAACCACAGATGCAACCCCAGAAACAAATCATAAAGGGATACAGCAAATGAATGTTCTGGATTGGTTGCTAAAAGACTAACCATTAACGACAAAAACCAAAACACCACAGTAGTGGTGTTTTTTTTACAGGATAAATTATGACAATTTATATCAGCAAAGACGGCGAAACATTGGACTACATAGTATGGCGACACTATGGCAAAACAGATGGCATTCTTGAGCAAGTTTTAACCCAAAACAGACATCTTGCTAAATACGGTGCTATCCTGCCTGCCGGTATAAAAATCACACTGCCAGATATCATACAAGATACGAACAAAAACAAAATCAAGTTATGGCAATGAAACCAAAATATCAAATTTCAGCGGACGATAACGACATAACAAAACTGATACAAAGTCGCCTTATGTCGCTGACTATATCGGACGAAATCGGTCTGGTGTCTGATACAATGACCTTGGAATTAGACGACAGGGATTCAGCATTTGCCCTGCCTGCTTTTGGTGCAGTATTAGATGTTGCGCTGGGATATGACGAACTATTCCCTATGGGAAAATTTGTAGCGGATGAAATAGAACTAAAAACCGCCCCACAAACAATCATCATAACAGCGCGTTCATCTAATTCCAACCTGCGTGATATGGGCGAATTCAAATCCCCAAAAACAGAATCATGGGATAAGAAAAAACTGTCCGACATCGTACAAACGATTGCTGGCAAATATGGAATGTCTGCGGAATTATCCAACACCTATACCGGCATACAGATTGACCACATAGACCAAACGGAAGAAAGCGACTGTGCCTTTATCCAAAGACTGGCACAAGATTATGGTGCGGCGGTAAAAATTGCTGGCAAGAAAATGCTATTTATTGACCCTCTTACCGGCAAATTTCCAGATGGCGCACCCATGCCAATTATACCAATCACAACTGTATCCAGCATGCGATTGCGAATAAGCGAAAGGAATAAGTACGGCAAGGTTATGGCCAAATACTATGACATGGATACGGCCGAAGAAAAAGAAATTACAGTTGGGGGTTCTGCCCCCACTTTTCAATTAAGGGATACATTCAGCGACCAACAACAGGCACAAATGCGTGCAAATGCAAAGTTGGCAGAAATAGCAGATGGCACATATTCGCTTACTTTGGAAACCGTTGGCAATCCAATGCTGGGCGCAGAAAGTGTAATTGATATCCAAGTCGGGCGACCTGAATTTCGTGGCAAATGGGTAATAAAATCCTGCCGGCACACCTTAAACAGTTCGGGATTCAAAACAAGTATTGAGGCAACAAAAACAAGGGAGGCCAGCAATGGTTAAACAACAAGACAGAGAGGGTTTTAAGATGCGTGTAGATGGCAGACTTTTATACGGCTTAATGGCGGCAATGGTCGGGTTTGTTGTACGCGCAGAATCCCATCATGCGTCCGTAAATACCAGACTTTTACAATTGGAACACCGAACAGACACCTTGGAATCAGATTTGAAGATTATCAAGGAATCGCTTTATGAAATTCGGGGCGATGTGAAGATTTTAATCAAAGGAGCAAACTAGATGAAAAAAACAGCAAAATATCTGGCACAAATTTTCAGCGATAAAAACGGCAACCCATCGGCCAAACGGTACGCCTGCGCACTATTTGGCATAACCGCTGTCGTATTGGCGGCATGTGGCTTTGGGGTTGAAATAGTCGCCTTATTTATTGCGGCGGCTTTGGGCGAAAACATAACATCACTATTTGAGAAAGGAACAAAGAAATGAACAGGAAACCAAGGGGAATACGCAACAACAATCCAGGCAACATACGACATACTGGAACACAATGGGCTGGGTTATCAGTACCACCATCGGACGGCGAGTTTTGCATATTTACCGAACCCAAATGGGGTATTCGCGCACTGGCTCGTGTTCTGCGTGTATATCAAACAAAATATGGGATTTGTACCATATCTGGGATAATCAGAAGATGGGCACCAACCATTGAAAACGACACAAATTCATACATCAAAAGTGTATGCCATCAAACCGGCTTTGGTGCAGGTTCGGAATTAAACTTGTTTGATGATGACACCATGCTTGCGCTGGTAAAAGCAATTATCCAACACGAAAACGGCCAGCAACCATACAGCAACGAACAATTGTTGGAGGGAATAAGATGTGCATAAAACAATACTGGAATAAGTACAAAGCTTACATTATCGCCAGTGCCATTGCGCTGGCTTATTTAATCGGCATAAAGAAAGGAAAAGACCATGAAAAAATACGCCAGACTAAGACGGTTTTACAGAACTTGGAAAGGGCTAATAAAGCTCGGCATACTGTTGCTACTGATTCTGATGTTGTGCGCAAGTTGCACAAAAAATACAGCAGGCACTGATTTTTGCCTGCTGTATAAACCAATCTATGCAGATTATGAAAATGACACCGCACAAACCATAGAACAAATAGACAGCAACAACATAGTCTATGAGCAACTTTGCAACTAGTTGCTATACAAATCCCACAATTGTTCAAAGTGTGTGCTGTATTCCTTATTGGGCTGTTGAAAGAACAAGCAGTTTTCACTATTCGATGTCGTTGCGTTTTTAGTCCAATTATACGAACCGCTTACAACCATTTTGCCATCAAAGATTGCATACTTATTATGCATAATTTTGTGTTTTTTATGGATAAGTACAGGTATGCCGGCGGCGGCCATTTCTTCATCCAAAGAATATTGGTTTCCTGCCATTGCCCTGTCTGTAATAACGCGTATTTTTGCACCTCGCTTTTTCGCAACCAATAACGCATCAACAATCTTACGATTTGTAATAGAATAAACTGCTATATCTATTTTATCGGCTTTTTCTATCTCAGCCACGATATTGTCCTCACAATCTGTACCTGGGGTAAAATATATGCGTATCCACGACTTTTCAGAAACTGGTGGTATTGGCAATGCCGCCGGTTCAATATCATATTCTTCGGTTTTTGTTTCCTGTGAAGTCCCCCACAATTTAGACCAAAAAGACGACTTGTCTGCCGGTTCGTCTTTGCGTTCTGTTTCTCGCATTCCTATATGCGCCAGAACATCATCTTTGGCACTGTTTCCATCTTTTATAACCAACATTAACAATTCATTATTTGGTTTGCGTGCAACAACCAACAAATCCCCAACCGCCGCGGATTTCATAATATCATTTCGCTTGTAGTGCAATTTGCCGCGACCCCGACCATTCCAAGATTTCTGATAATAGTAATACCATTTTGCGGTGCTATACTCTTCAATAGTTTTTTTGCCAATATACACATACAAAGTTTCAAATTCTTTCTTCTCTTTTCCCAAAACAGATTCCAATCCCTTGGTGCCGGTAATTTCCAATGTATGTTTTACATCTGGCCGAATAGTGTCGGTCTTTTTCATTGTCTTGACGGCAATGGCATTATAATTGGATAAATCTGCAACCTCAAACGCATAACAAGAAAACGAAAGGCAGAAAACTGCGACAACCGATAATACAAAACTCTTAACGCATTTTAGCATATTTACAGTATTAAACATTATTATAAACTTGGGCAAGTCTTTTCCTAATAAACACCCTTGTATAAACATTTTTTCCGGCTATTGAACACGATGAACAATCATCTGTAAAATCTTTATCCAACCCCAGTATTTCAAATTGCGCTGGATTATATTTTTCAATAAAACTTATTGGCACACCCATAACCCCATCATAGTCTGATGGAATATCTGCTGTTCTATTCACATTTATTGCATCCGCATTATCAAACTTTTGATAACAGGTCGGGTTATATTTTGCAGATAGCACAAGCGGCCGCGCCCTATGTTCATGCGACAGGTTTGTCAGCCATATAGCAGGAACATCTTTTGTATTCGTACTGTTTGGAACATAAAAATGCATACCCCCAGCCCACTTGCGTACCCCTGGCCACACCTGATCTGTTTTTATCAAATCAAACAGTTTGCGCTGGGCAATCGCGTTTTTATTTCCTATAACCAGAAACTGCTTTTTATGTTGTATCAGCACATCCATAAAATCCCGAAACAAAGAAAACGGCGGATTGGTTATAATCAAATCCGCCTGTTTTAACAATTCAACAGATTGCGAACTGCGAAAGTCCGCCCCACCCAATCCACCACTAAACCAAACATCACGAATAACACCCTGTATTTTTAATTCAGTAAAATACTTTACAAATGCACTATCCGCCGTATCACAATTGCAATAAATTCGCTTATTAAAAAAATGCGGCCAATAATGGTCGCATTCTGATTTAACATCTTCATATCGTGTATAAAATTCGTCATTCTTGGCCAGTTTAGCACGCAACAATTTCCTATAATTATTTGCCATAAAATCTCCTACAACAAAAAAGCCCCGACCAAAGTCAGGGCAAAATAAAAAGACGGCTTAAAACCGTCCGCTTGATGGCAATCATTATATCACAAAATCATAAAAAAATCAACATGGTATTTTTCCCAATAAAACCACGGCTTTTATTCACATATTATTTGTTTTTAGCCCAATATATGATATAATACATCACGACACAGGCGACTGTGTTGGGGCGTCATAACCCTTGAATCTTAGGTGTCCGTGGGGACAAAAAATACCTCCAACTTTATTTTGGTTGGAGGGTTGCGAATATATTGAATAAGCACGCTATTTCCTAGGATTATAGTTATGAACCTCCAACCGTCCGACTTGTGGCGGTTATTTTTTTCTATACGGAGGCATTGTGCGGTTCGGATTTTTAATTTTTATAATTTTTCCATTTATGGCATCGGCAAACGTCTTGCCACTGGATGATGCGTTGCGTGCCACATATACTGCATGCGTTGGCATTGATGATGAATTGGTTGACCTGAAAACAATGGCCGGCATAAATACAGCAATCACGAGTTTTGCAACGATTGCGGGTGGTGTAGCATTGGGGACAGGTGTGGCCAAGATTGGGGTTGATGCAGAGGCAGAGCAATTAGAAGAAGAATTACAAGCAGAAATAAACAAATTAAATGAACTGGCAACAAAGCAGATATATATTGATGATGTCCCTGATTTTGAGCCAACCTTTGATACCAGCACACTAATAACATCTGTAAACTCTCAAAGCACGATTAAATCAAAAAAGGCCGAACTAGAAGAACTGACAAAAAAATCAAAAACACTGGGAAATATCCGCACTGGCACACTTGCTGGTGCAACTGTTGCAGATACGGCCAGTGCAATTATTGCATCAGGAAACAAAGTTGACAAGGATTTACAAACAAGAATTGATGAATGCATATTAGCCGTTAAAGACTTACAAAATTCTGTAATGCAGGCCAGACTCAATGGCGAGAATATATCAAATGCACAACAAATAATTGATGCGTGTATAGAATATGAGTATGTAGATATATCGCCTATCAATAATCGTGCCAAAGGCGCAATGGTATCTTCCATCGTAGGTGCAACAACAGGCATGGCAGGAACAATTACGTCCGCAGTTGCAAACACAGATGCAACCCGTGCTGATAATACAAACACAGGGAAGCAAAAAGAAAAGAACCTGAACACTGCATCAAACGTACTTGCAGGTGCAACTACAATTGCATCAGGTGTTGCAACAGTATTCAATGCAACACAAATAAGTGTAATCAAAAAAGTTGTCAAAGTGGCACAGAACTGCGAGGGGGCTTTGAAATAATGAAAAAGCTGATTTTAATTTTCATAACATTATATTCAACGATAGCCCAGGCCGATAACAAAGATATCAAATACACGTGGTCTTATGGGGCATTAGCTGACACAATGAAAGCAATGCGCAACAACTGTGAAATAACATCAAAAGATGAATTTTTAGAAATGGGCAATTGGTTCCGTAATAAAGCAGCCTATTTTTCCATGAATGAATTTATACAACAATGCGAAAACCAAACTCATGCATTCCATAATATAGACCGTACTTATATAAACAAGGATGGAATCAAAAAAAAGTGTGAAATGCCATTGCCATGCAATGAAACATCTTGTAGCGAGAAACAATTCACAAGTAATTCAGGATGTAATATATTTCTTACGGAATTTCTAAAAAACAACAAAGTACGTGCAAATATTTTGAAAAACAAAAAACCAGGAACATATGTCAAACAAGTGCAATTAAAAAGTGGTCGTACAGTTTATCAAGTTGTAGATGTCGTTCTGGCCACCAACTATTGGCAAAACAATAAAATAAACAATTCTGTTAATAATAATGAGGCTAACACAAGTATTTATGATATTACCACAGGCGATATAATTGATACAGGACTGCATACCTGGACAAACGATATGTTTTTTGACGTTTCAGCAGCCAGAACAGAACGCGGTGATGTACGTGGTGCATTCGTAAATAGTTACATTTTACCAGATGTAAATTTAACAAATGAAGTTTATACAATGTACGATAAAAGACGTGGCAAGATAACAAACACAATAGGAAACACGATTGATAGCATAACTAATGGTGATTTTGATGTTAAAGCAACATACGCTAAACAATATAGAATTCTCCCACAAACAGAAACAGAATCGGAATCTAATGGTGTTATATTCGATGGGAAAATTGCACACTTAGATTGGTTGGGACATTTCTTATACGGAATGAATCGTGAAGAATCAACCTTGCCTGCTGGATTGGCTAACTTTGCAGCACAAGGATTATCTAGAGTTTCAGGAGGCAATCCAGAACCACTAAATATGCAAAACGCCTGGGATATAGGTAGCGCACAAGTTCGAAACAACAAAACAAATATAGTTCAAACGTTTGCAAATGTTCAAACAAAGACACCGCGCGAAGCATACGAAAAAGCAGCACAAGAAATGAAAAAAATCTATACGAATGCAAAAGATGTTTCTTGCACGGGTAACTGTAATCCTAGGCCAGGAACAGACGATATTGTTATTTGTACGGACTCGTCAAAAAGACGTCTTGAATTTATATTTGATGACATATGTAATACGGAAACGTCAAATGCATATGTTGGACCTGGGGTGTATTTTAAGCCAGGAATGAAATAACAAAAAAAGGAACTGTCATGAAAGAAAAAATTGACACTAAATCACAACAAGTAAAACAGGTCAACGAAACATTGACTAATGTAGATAAGCATAAAAAATATGCCGTAAGCAGCCAAACATTAAAACAGCATATGAGTTCAAAAGTTCCAGCATGGTTAAAATCTAATATAATAGCCAACGCAACATTGTTTATATTGGGGTCTGTAATGTGGATTCATGGCGCACACACCAGAAGTTTTGATCCCGACTATGACAAACCTGGACAGGTAAAAACCGGACCATATCTTGAACAAAGAACATATCAACAAGCCCTAAAAGATGCGTATTGGCCATTTGTAAATGGCAATTTTGCCCCCGATTTTGATTGGCGACTGACAATGGGGCTGATAATAACCTTTGCAACATTTTCCCTGGCTGGAATGGTTGTATCAGCTAAAAAGAGCCACAAGAAAGATTTAGACACAGCACATGCACAAGTTGATATCATGCTTGAAATAGAAAAACTGGCACAGGAACATAATCTGGATGCAACAACAGCAAAAAAGATAGTAAATGTCGCACCAAAAATTATTAAAAATATGTCGGCAGATTCACGTGTGTACTTTGATATGATTCTGGATGGAAAAATTTCTGTTCAGGACGAAGGTTTTATTGATATTGCCTCTGCAATTATGGCCGGTCATCTGCAGACTCATCCAGATGATGCAAAACTAATATCGGACATTATTAACGACAAACCAACAATAAATAAAATTATGACTACATATAATCAAAATAAAGGGAATTCAAAATGACAGAAAAAAGATTATTTCCAGGTATAACACAGGAACAAATTGATAATCGCGAAAGGGCAGAAAAATTAAAAGCGGCGCAAAAAGCCATGGCTGAAGAAGCGGTAAGAAAAGAAAAACAAAAGAAAAAGGCTTATAATAAATATAGTTTTTCACCCACAGAAAAGGTTTTTGGTGGTGCGTATTTGTCTGCAATTGAAGCATTTCCAAAACTGCTGGCACTAAACGTTGCTACATTTTTGATTGGAAGTGTTGGATGGCTTTTTGCCAGTCAGCCACGTAACGATGCATTATTTCGTGATGATTATAGATTTGGCGAAGTAAATATTTTGCCAGCATGGGACCAAAGAACATATAAGCAAGCCTTTGTGGATGCTTATAATCCCGTAAAAGACGGTAAGTTTGATCCGCATTTCTGGTGGTACGTCAATATGGCTCTTATCCTTTCTGTTACTATTTATTCAGTAATTCAAGCAAATAATAAACTCAAATCAACAGACAATAAGTATAAAAAATCTATTGATCTTATGCTTGAAATAGAAAGATTGGCAAAGGAACACAAACTTGACTCAACAATAGCAAAAAAAATCGTAACAGTTGCACCCCATATTGTAGAGCATATGTCCGAAGATTCACGAATATATTTTGACATGATTATGGATGGCAAGATTTCTGCAAGTGATGAAAATTTTCTGGGTATAGCGACATCAATTATGGTCGGGCATTTAAAAACACATCCAGAGGATATGGAACTAGTTATGTCAACATTTGATAAAAAATCAATTCCAGATAAACTAATGGCTATGTATAAAAAACAACAAGAAAGAAGATAAAAATAGGAGTAAATTATGTTAAACACAATGAATATTACTGAAATAATGCGATTGACAGATGCTGTTTATGAATGCGATAAACTGGACCACGGTCAAAACATTGATTCATTCAAAGAAATCAGCAACCCAAATCGTATTAAACGATTTGTACGATTTGAAAATCGCACACCGCACAGTAAATATCAATCTGCCCTGACAGATAACTTGAAAAATGCTGGCAATGGCGAAGCCGTTATTACAATGAAAATTACCGAGCAAAATGGAAACTTTATTTTGTCAGATCGTGGTTTTACGAGTGCAACCTTTATTGACTTGTCCAAAGTATCCGATGAAGAAAAAGCGTTTTTGAGTGAATTGATTCGCAATACAATGCAAAAGATGGAATCACGCAGATTGCAAACTGAATTATCTGCAACACAATCCAAAGCAGACAAATTGAATGCTGGTATTGCACAAATCCAAGATGCCGCAAACAAAACAAAAGCTGGTTTGGGCAGTCGTAATGTCAATGCACTAAAACAAGTTATTGCCGAAACCATAGAAAACACAAAATAACACCACCGCCCAATCGGGCGGTATTTTTTTATACCTTATTCAAATCAACACTTGTATTTTGAGCATATTTTTATGCTATAATTCATACAAAGGTTAATTTATGGAAAAGTCAAATTTATTTCAAAAGTTTTATTCTGCAATAAATGCCATGCGACATAAAATATCGCAACAGGCCGGCATACAGTATAAAAAGGTTGCCAGTATTGATGAAATCAAGAACGAACATACACTGGACTATCACGACCTTTCTGCGCTGGATTTACGCGAACACAAAGATTTATTTATGTACGCCCCAACAGAATCAATGCCACGTTCTGGGATTCGTGGTTGGACAACAAATGTTATATGGCCAAGCCCCGATAAAATGCCAGATGGTTTTAACCCAATGGAAATAATGGAACGGGCAAAGCGACCAAATACAAATGCCGGCGCAACGGGTCGCGGAATAAACATTGCCGTAATTGACAATATGCTGGATACAACAAACCCAGAATATGCCGGACAAATAAAATATTTTGAGGGCGCAATAGACGGACAGCAACTACCCCCAAACAAGCACGCCAGTATGGTTGTTGGGCATATTGCAGGCCAACATACCGGTATGGCACCGGATGCAAATATCTATTTCTTTACAAAACGCACATACCCAGACCGTAAAAAGTTTGACCAAGAAATATGTAAAGTTTTGCAAGATGTAATCAAATTCAACAATGCCCAAACACCAGAAAACAAAATACATATTCTGTCTTGCAGTTGGGGCGCACGCAAAAAATATTCGCCACAAGTATATGAATTATTTGACCAGCTGGAGGCAAGTGGTGTAAAAATTATTTTATGTGGCTCTGACGATATGACAGCAGATTACACGATGTCTATGCGCGATTTTGTGCCATGTAATAATCCAAATATGACAGACATTCAGCCAGATGTACAGGCGACAGGCCAAGAAATGTTGGACAACTGGGCAATAAAATACACCCCCGATAAAATAGTCGGCATTCCGACAAATATGCGCACAACCCCAATGGGTGCAGATGGTTGGCAATACAATATAACTGGTGGCGAAAGTTCGGCCGCACCATATATTGCCGGTGTATATGCCGCCGCACTGTCTGGGAATCAACTGTTTATGACACGACCCGATTGGCAAAGCGAACTGAACGACATATTGAAATCAACCGCCACCCAAACACCAGACGGCAATTACATGATAAACCCGTCCGGCATTCGTGGTCGTGTTTCTGAAATCGTAAAACAAATGGAAATGGATTTGATAAAACAACGAGCGACCATACAACACGAATAACGATATAACCACACCGCCCCATTGAGCAGTGTTTTTATACCAAATCCCCGTGTAAAAATTGTGTAAAAAATCCCATAAATTGCATCATATCGTAAAAATGTGATATAATTTCACAAACGAAGGAAAGTAAAATGCAAGTTAAACCAACTCAAAAACTTATTGATATATGTCTGGAACATATGAAAAATAATACGATGCCATCATACAATGATTTTGACCCCAAGGATATACCAAACCCAGAAACCATTGATGTGCTACTTCTTTTGATAAAAGGACAAAAAATCACAAATTTAGATATGTCCGACATAGACATACCATACGAAGAATATATGCTTGGGGAACTGACACCAGGCAAACTAATTGCTTGGACTGATAATGTAAAATGGCCACAGTCTGTTGTAGAAACTATAAATCCAGAAAAAATGCTAAATGATGCTAAACATCCAGATGAAATGGATGCTTTACATAGTAATGGATTTACCGGGAAAAATATTGGCATCGCAATTATTGACCAACGTCTTAATTGCGAACACCCCGAATACGCAGATAGAATAAAACACTATGAAACAGTTGGAATGTGGCCAAATGGCGACAAAGACACATCTGATTATCATGGCAGTTTAGTCGCAGGTTGTTCTGTTGGCAAAACCACCGGAACCGCACCAGGTGCAGATTTATATTATTTTGCTGCAAATAATTGG